ATGATGATTAACCGGAGGTATCCGAATGACAAACGTGGATCGACCGTTTGGCTTTACAGCCACTCGCCACGCAGCCGGAGGCACTCCCCAAAGACTCGGTTCTTACGAGATTGATAATGGATTAGCGAACGATATTTTTTCTGGTGATCCAGTTGTTCTGTCAGGTACAGGACGACAAGTTATTCTCGCGACCGCTGGCGATGCAAACCTGATCGTAGGTATTTTTGCCGGTGTTCGATATACCGATGCCAATGGGGATGTCCAGTTCAGACCGAACTGGGTCTCAGGCACAGTTGGTACTGGATTACAACGTGGCGAAGACAATCCAGAAGCCCTCGTTTATGATGATCCAAGGAGCGAATTCATCATACAGGTCAGCTCAGCAAGCGGCCTGGTAGAAGCGGATGTTGGTCAGATGGCCAACTTCGTTCTTGGAACGGGGAACGCATTTACTGGCCGATCGGCTTACCAGCTTGACCAAACATCTCTAGCTGGCACTAGCAAGCAGCTACGTGTTCTTGGTCTCGCTCGTATTCCCGAGAATGACTATGGTGAGTTCGCAAAGGCTCGCGTTCTGATCAATAACCATAGTTACGGTCAACTCAGCGCAGCGGGAGTCTAATCATGGCAATGAATCGAAGCGACTTTCGCAAACAGTTGCAAGAAGGCTTAAACGCCGTTTTCGGCATGGAGTACAAGCGATATCCAGAGGAGTGGCGCGACATTTTCGACATCGAGCGATCGATGAAAGCATTCGAGGAAGACGTGTTGCTCGCAGGATTCGCTGGTGCGCCAGTGAAGCCCGAAGGCGAAGGTGTTGCATACGACCAGGGAGCAGAGAGTTACGTTGCTCGGTACACTCATGAGACGATTGCTTTGGCATTCGCCATCACTGAGGAAGCCGAGGAAGACGGACTCTACGGCAGCCTGGGTAACAAGTACGCACGAGCCCTTGCGCGTTCTCTCCAGCACACCAAGGAAGTCAAAGGTGCTGACATTATCAATAACGGATTCGACGCTGGTTTCCTTGGTGGCGACGGTGTTCCGTTATTCTCGCTCTTGCATCCGCAGTTCGGTGGTGGAGTCCAGGCTAACACCCTGGCGACTGCTGCTGACCTGGCAGAGGCATCTCTTGAGCAGGCGGCGATCGACATCTCAGAGTTCGACGACGATCGTGGCATCCCGATTGCAGCGCAGATCACAAAGCTGATTGTTCCGACAGAACTTCAGTTCGTGGCTACGCGCATTCTGATGTCACCGTATCGCACGAACACTGGCGATAACGACATCAATGCCATCTACACCCTGGGCACGGTTGGCGACGGATTCTGCGTGAATCATCGCTTAACGGATCCAGATCAGTGGACACTCAAGACTGATTGCCCGGATGGCTTGAAGCACATGCTACGCAAGAAAGTCAGTCGTGGTATCGAAGGCGACTTCGAGACTGGCAACCTGCGTTACAAAGCTCGCGAGCGGTACAGCTTCGGCTGGTCCGACTGGCGAGGTGCTTACGGCTCTCCAGGCGGAGCGTAGTAAGGCCCAAGGTCAAGGTTCCCCCAATCCCTTGACCTGAACACATGGGAAAGCCCGGCTGCCCCAACCAGCCGGGTGATCCCTTTTGCAATAACTAACTGGCCAGGGAAGGTCTTGCCCCTGTAAGGAGGGCTGTTATGAGTAAACATACAATTTCACATGCGGACAAACTGTTAGCCGGTGAGGGAGTCGCTGTAAATATGAGCGACGGAGATCACGGCATGGGTGACTCGCTTGAAAACGTCCAGCGAGGAATACGGATGGCTGGCCTGGTTCATGAATCTTTCCAGGGAGGCGATACCGATGTCGAATCGATCTGTGCAAACCAGCAACCATCCGATGGTGGTCAACAGGATCTGTTGATCAACGGCAACGAAGCTGTCGATGGTGTTGGTAACCTTCATCGTTGCACTGTTGTAACGGTCACTTCTTCTGGTAACGATGTGGGAACGCTTTTCACGGTTCTCGGTCGTGATGCCAACGGCAGACAGCAAGCCGAAGAAATCACTGGTCCTGGTACGACCACGGTCAATGGTGTCAAGCATTTCACCAAGATTGATCGGGTCTTCGTCAGTCAGGATACAGTCGGTACTGTTTCTGTCGGTGAATCTGAAGCCACTTCTGTTGGGCTGAGAAGGATGACAATAGATGTGGAGCAGGACTTCAAAACTCGCTCCAATCTCAACATTCCTTTCGATGCTGGTGGAGGCATCGAGACTGCTGGTAGTTTCGGTGGCGGAGGTCTAACGACGCAAACCGCAACCAACACTGATCAACGAGGGCGATATACGCCTGTCGATCAGACTGGAGATCTTGAGATCGTGTATCTCGCGGATCTCACCAAAGCTGGCATCGGAGAAAACTACCTACATTCAAGTCAGAAAGATTTCTCCGTCTAACGCATAGGAGTCTAGCGTCATGAGACAAAATGTCTTACAAATTGACCCCTATGCAGCCGCAGATGCGGATCTGATAGCAGTATCACAGACACCGGCAGCAGGAGGGGAACAAGCTCTCACGCTCACGAGTTCTCCAGTTACGCTGGATACAGCTCGCCAGGTGGTGTTCACTTTTGCTGCAAGTGAGGTTGGCAGAAGATTCCTGGTCAGTGGCACCAGGTTCGATGGAAAGCAACTCGTCGAAGCGGTTGCCGGAGCAGCAGCTACAGCAACCACAGTGAACGCTTTTGCTACCGTCACCGAGATCCTGATCGATGGTGATTCGACTGGTGCTATCGAGGTTGGCACGGCTTTGATCGTTTCAACTTCCTGGTTGCCACTAGATTACATTGTCACTGACTTCAAGGTTGGTCTGGTGATCACGATTGGTGGTGCATCAGATGTCACCGTCGAGCTTACGCTGAGCAATCTTCTGTCACCCAGGGGCAACTTCCCGAAGCCGACACGCAATTCCTGGTTCGGCTCGAAGTTCGATGTGATCTATCCGACAGTGAATCCGATCGATCACGATACCTTGGTGAATGTCGCGGCTGATGCGTCAGGCAATATCGCTTTCCCGGTGACCGCTGTGCGTCTCACCTCGAATGCGGTAGTGGTGACTACTCCAGTCTTGATGGAGGTCTTGCAGGCCGGTCATACGGGAGGTTAATCATGTCAGTTACGGGCACGTACATACTTGACCCGGTTCTGGCTGATTACACTGACGAAGCGGTTGAGAGAGCTGGCCTGGATCTCCAGGAGATCACTGGCCAGCATCTCATCTCGATTCGTCGATCGGTTGGATTCGTGTTATCACGATGGTCGAACAAAGGTGGTCGCCAGTGGACGTTCGAGCAGGTTGTCCATACGACCACGATCGATGAAGTCGTTTTCGATCTGCCAGTAGGGACCATCCAGGTTCAGACTGCTGTGCTGCGTCGTCAGGGCACGGACACGGAGATGTATCCCATCTCCAGGTCAGACTATCTGATCATTCATGATAAGGCCCTGGTCGGCAGACCGGATCGATACTTCATTGATCGTCGTCGAGACACACCCAGCGGTGCGAATCCACCACAGATGTTTTACTGGTTGGCTGCTGAGAATGACACCGACGAGATCGTTCTGAATGTCTGGAAGCAGATCCAGGATCCAGGCAATGCACAAAACACAATCGACATTCCATTCCGTTACCAGGAACCATTCGTTGCAGCTTTGGCTGCGAAGATTGCTCAGAAGTGGAAGCCTGAGAGATTTGGAGAACTGATAGCTGAATCTGAAGTGTTATTCCGAGAGGCGGATGACGAAGATGCAGATACAGCACCGATGGTTATTTCGGTTAATTACGATCGTTTTTATGGGAGACGCTGATGGTTAGCAGATCAAATTTATCAGGCAGGCCGCCTGCAAGTGGTGTGTTGGATCGAGTTATGAATCCACAACCAACGAAGCCGAGAAAGCCTACCTTCAAAGAACGAGTGACGACTGGCGGAGGTGGACTCAGCGGCATGGTTGGGCGAGCGTTCACGGAAGCAAGAAAGTTACAGGCAGAACAGGGGCAGCAACCATCACCACCTGGGCGAGAAGGAGGCCCTTTGCCTGGATCTCGTCGAAGACCACCTAAGAAACGATC